TTTGTCTGTACCTGATTTATCATTTATATCTCCCCTTTATTAACTAGCTCACTGATTCCTTTTTGGATTAAAAAATCCAGAATGGACTGATTACACTCTTTTATTGACATATTCTTATTATCGACGACTTTGTCAAAGTCGTCAAATTTGTCAAATCCTCTTTCAGATTGATGATTATCGACTTCAGTTTGTCTAGTGAGTTTAACGACTGTACCTCCGGCGTCCTTGACTCCCTGTGCTTCATTGTCGAATCTACAATCAGCAATCACCGCAATCATAGGAGATTCTTCTTTGATCCTATTGATTAAGAGGTTGACCCATACAGGCTCATACATACGTCGGAAGATTTCAGTCCCTACGAACTGTAAGACTTCACGAGCAGTCATGAATCCGGGTTCGTGAACTACAATTCCTAAACAACTTGGTATATCTCCAGAACTTTCATTGTAGTCTACAGCAACTTGCTTCAGTTGTCCGGGCGTAACCACGCCCGGCATGTTTTCCCACCGTAACTTTGTTACGCTATTTTTCTCAGTTCCATGCAATTGTTCATGAGTAAGACCGAATAAGGAACCGCAGATCTCCTTAAGTGCGTCAGCAAAATTGTACATTTTTATATATGGCCAAATCTTTTCACCGGCATAGCCGGTGAATAGATCGTCCGTTCTAGTCAGATCAAGCTCGCCCATATCATCTTTGACTTCCCCGTCTTTGAGATATTGGGTATTGACTTGCAGCTTACCATCGTGTAAGATGTCGAAGTGCCGTATAACCTCATTCAACTTAAGCACATGTCCATGCAAGAAATTAGAGGCGGTTGTCTTCCCCGATAATTTGTTACCCGCGAGAGCGATGATCTGTGTCATAATAAAACTTTCTAAAATTGTGTTATTGGTTTTTTAAACGATTAGCTTCAATGATTGGAATATTAGCTTCGGTAGGTACATAAATAATTTGTTCAATTTGACCGCTTTTAATAGCTTCTCCAAATGCCCCAATAAATTCTTGTTCTCGGTACTCAGGAAACTCTTTAGAGGCTTTACCGACTACATTAATGGCTTCAGCCCGAATTTTAGCTGATTCTAACTCTGCTTTTGCAGTCTCAATCATAATCAGCTTTTCTGACTCAGCTCTTTTAAGGGCTGCTTCACCCATCTTTCCTTGATACCATACATTATACAGTGGGATTCCGAGTAATATGCTTAAAGCTAGGAAAATACCAAGTAACATAATCCATAACCACGTTTTAGTATCACTCATAGCTTAAGATCCTTAACTTGATCAACACTCATTTCACCAACATCATCGGCTTGCGGCATAGCATGTCGCACATTAAAAAGCCTTTTTAAGCGATCACAATCTAAGCGGCACTTATCCCCAGCCTCGTCTTTATCGAACACAGTTATTATGCTCATACACCCAGTCTTTTGGAGCAATAATTCTTGTGAATCAGAGAGTTTAGACCCAAAAATCCCAACAACGTTTTTAATTCCGGCCTGAAAAAACCGAAGTACGTCGCCTTGACCTTCGACTAAAATGATTTTCCCGATTTGGCATATAGACTGAAATGCATTCCAGTAGCCATATAGGTATTCTGACTTATGAAATCCCTTCTGATTCTTCCATTTTACTGTTGATCCGACGATAGTTCTGCCTACACTTCCTACACAGATCTTTCCGGTTGATTCATATATTGGGAAGACCACTCTGTTATACATTTCATCGTGGGGATCTTTACAGACCCCCACGTCAAAGATGTCGAGAATCTCTTCTGAAAAACCCCTATCTAGATAAAATCTAGCAGGTCTAATCAGCTTATTTCTAACCTCCTGCCTACTGTCCCCAACTTCTTGCTTCTGCATATCTCTCAGGAGTATATCAGTAAATGCATCTGACAGATAATCAAAAGTTTCTGTTCCACAAAATGTATGTGCTAAATTCAGCACATCTGTAAAACTTACCCCGGTTTTAGCCGAGGAAGACATTAGACCATGTATAAGTCCTAGTACGTCACCACCATATTCTTTATGACAGCCATGCGTATTACAAAACCATCTACCCCGAAATTCAGTATTCCCAACATTGATATTAAATGCTGTAACATTGTCGCCAGAGTGGACAGGACAATTAGATACTAATAACATGCCTGATTTATAACTCTTAACTGAAAAAAAATCAAGTATATCCTGTATTTTAGTCTTCAGTTTCGACTTCAGCTTCTCCATTTCTTTCCGGGAAGTCTCTAGATCTTGAAAGGTTTCTAACCGTGCCAATTTCTGTTATCCTTGCTAGCTCTCCGATCATATTGAGACAAATATAGCCACCGTCATCCATGCCGGGGCCATGTCGGGACAGGACTGGAACCAGCTTCCTATTGCCGTTCTTAGGACCATCATCTGCGATTTCCTCTGTTGACTTTTCCTTTAAGATTGTAAATGACGTGCAAAGCCATCCAATTCTATCTGATTGAGAGATTACATCAGCAGACTCCTTAGATATACCATCTCTGTTAAGCTGGACAAACGATAGCACTGAGCAGTCCATCTGGACTGCGAAATTGTGCAACTTAGTAGCCTGAAAACCCATAGCCTGATATTCTTGCATTGAGTCAGATATGCTAGAAGCGTCCATTAACTTAAAATAATCATAAATGATAAGACAATCTTTAGTCCTACCATTAGCCTCGAAACCAACCTCCTTCAAGATCCATCTTCTAGCAATAGATAAAATTTCATCAAATCCCTTTCCGGTCACATTAATGTAATAATACGGCATTTCATTTAATGTATGAGCAGCATCTTTGACCATCCCTACTTTTTTTGGATCTGTTTTATATGTTGCAAATTTAATATCATTAATTTCTATACCAGATAAATTAGCCCATGATCTATTCCAATGATCGGATTCAGACATTTCTGTATCTAGTACTAAAACAGGAATCCTAAGCTTACCAGATACATGCAATGCTACATTTTCACAAAAAATCGATTTCCCGCCTTTTGTCCTTGCACCGACCAGATCAACACACTTTCTCAAAAACCCACCACCAATAGCGGCATCATATGACGGCATACCACTAGGAATCCCAATCTGCTTGATTTCATCAGACATAAGATAATCAAAGTAATCAAGACCGCCCTCACCCAATTTCTTTGGCTTATTTTCATCCTTCTTAAGATATGCTACAGAAGCATTTTGTATAGGATCTTCAACCACAGATATGATGTGAGACAGTGTCTCTTCGCCACTAATCCCTCCAAGATTAGAATAGGACTGTTTGATAGTTTCCTGTAAATGTCTGGCAAATTGTAACCGGCGGATCTTTTTTGCGTGATCTAATATACTGGACAACTCAATTGGAGTTGACATCACTCCATGAAAGTGTTTTAGTACATCTGGCTTATTGACATATTCTCCGAGAGACATGTCGGTCGCTGCTGATAGGAGCGACACAAAATCAATTTTATCTACTCTGTGTACAATGTGAGTTATACACTTGTATAGTACCTTATTAAAATCTACAGTGAATGTCCCTTCTTCCAAAAATGCCTCAACATCAAGATAACAATCAATTCCATAAGCACATATACCAGCTAAAACCGCTCTCTCTGAAGCAACATTCGTAAGTTCCACAATTACTCCTCAATTGGCTTACCAAAACAATTATCACATCTAAACGAATCTATATCTCTAATATGTACTGGATGCACCTCGACTATTTGTTTACACGCTAAACACTTAACTTTAGATAGCTTAAATGGCTTTCTGTTTCTAGGAGTAAGTGGAATATTGTCATTAATTTTGTCACTACCAATCTCTGGGGCTATCGGTAATACCGCTACAAGTTTGTCAAATTTATTAAGGGCTGTCGCCTTCTCTTTTGGCTTCCTTCCCTTCTTTTTTACTGGGGTTGTTACAACTTTGGCTACTTTCCCCTCCTTAGTTTTAACTACGACCTCTTTTTTCATGGAGAAATCTAGATTACCCATCTTTATAGTAGGTAACAAAGGAGGTCTTGGCCTAGGAGTGATCGGAGGATCTATTGGGGCTACTGTGGTCCATACACCTGCCTTGCCGACCAAGTCGGCATAAAACTCCATTACTCCAGTCCAATTTCTATCTTCAATTGCCTTGGCCAGCTTATCGATCATAGCTTTTTCTCTTTCCAATATCTTGTAAAATATCTGCCATACGCTTCACATGATCCAACTTGCGCTCTACCTGAATGATAGCTCCGGATAAATATACCCTCATCTTTTCTACTTTTACTGCGAACGTATCCTCAGATATTATTGCGTGACGCTTAACTTCATACTTCATATATTCGGAATGCTCTTTCCAGTGCTTACTAATTATTTTATTTAGGATCTCTTCGCACCACAGTAACTTTGCTGAAGCCTTATCCATATCCTTCCTTAGAAAGATACAATATGCATGCATCTTAAAAGCATATGCAGAAGAACTATCTGCCGACAATCTCACTAATTCATCGTGAGACATATCTAGTACGGTCTGGACTATAGCATCAAATTGACAGTCCGGAGTCATAAACTCTAGACAATATCTATCAATGAATGATATTAGATCGTCAAGCCCGGAGATATCGCTAAACTTATTAAGTTCGACCATGTATGCTCCTGATCGTATGGCAGAATAGCCATAGGGATTAAATTTATCCTACACCATTCCTGCTTATCTCTATCTCTTCTGCAAGATATCAGAAACTCGGCCTTGCTCTTGTGGAAGAATGGTGTAAACTTATAGTGTTGCTGGCCGTGGACTTCCACGGCTAAAGGTATCTTAGGTAAGAAGATGTCAAGATACATCCTGTGGTTATTGCCGGGGATAGTCATTTCCTCAAACACTGGAGTATCTGGGAAAATTTCCAGTAAAAGAGAAAGGGCCTTAGAGTGTGGCCCTGACTTGTCCCTATCCGACCGATTATTATGGCTGGTTAATACCAGCCTATGCATCTTGCCATTTAAATCCATTACTAAGAGAGCAATGTTGTTATTTCCTTCTTAAGAATTTCACTTGCTAGTGGGGTGGATGAAATAAAGTCATATACTTTTTGCTGACCTTGGAATTTCTTAACTGCGTCTTCAGCAAACTCTGGCGTACCTGCAAGGTATGGTAGAGTGAACCAAGCTCCAGATTTTTCAATCAGGCCGAATGATTCTCCTAGCTCAATAAACTCCTTAGTAAAATCAATACCATGGCCAAATCGCAGATACGACGTTACAGAGTTACCGGACGCACCCATAGCAGAGCAACTTATATCACAAATAGTCTTCTGGCCTATCTTTTTACCGCCCTCTTCCCACGGTTCTACATGAGTAAAATCAAGCCTATTGTCAGCTTGATATTGAACCATAACGCCACAATCGGCCAGTTTGTGCTTACCATACCCACTTGTATTAGTGATATAGTGGGTGATGAGAATCATTATGATATCGTTACGAACAACAACCTGAGCATTTTGCTTTACCCAATGGGATAGCATCTTTGGGAGTTGTGCTCTAAGCTTAGAGGATACTTCCGCATCCATCTCATCCCGTGGCAATAATGAAGAGGTCGAATCAATTACACATACGCACCCCTTATTTTTAGGCATACGTATCATAGCATTAACAGTATTTAGAATGTCTTCTGCTGATAGGTCTTCATCTTTACCGGAAATGATCTCAATTTCACTTTGCTTTAAATCATGAGTTCCACTAAGATTGTAGGCCTTGACTCTGCTTTCAGCATCGGCATATACCCCCCTACGTCCAGTTTTTTGAGCATTGGCTATGATCTGGAGTGTTAGGGAAGATTTCCCGCACTTAGGAATTCCAGATATTACAGTCCAGCTTCCTTCTAGTAGACCGCCATTAAGACCAAGATCATATGACGGACTTACGCTTACACATACCTTATTACTTTTTTCATCAAACAGTTCAGTTCCTGATCTAACGATATCTCCATACTTCTTACGAATCGCGGCC